CTTGCATATAAGCAAGCATTGGATTTAATCCAGCTGCTTTCATATCAGCCACAGCTCGTTGGTAACTCGTGTTAGACATATCAGCTTGAAAAGCCATCTGATCTCTAGCTAACTGAGCGTTTTGTGCGTTAGTTCTCTCTTGACCAAATGCGGTTAAACCACCGCTTACACCTGCAGCTATTAAAGCTGGGTTGCCTGTAGCAACTCCAGCTGCAGTTGCTGCTGCTCCTAATATAGCGCCTAACATTAGAAATGATCGATTAAGCCAGGTACAGAATACATTGGCATTGGTCGTGCTTTTTTACAATCAAAAAAGCTATCAAAAATAAATTGTTGTCCGTTGGCAGCTGAACCCACTGCTACTACTCGACTCACTGGTGGTGTGTCTTGTATAAACGTTGTGTTCAACGTAGGTGTAGTAGTGAACTTTTGTGCAAGATGCCAGGCATCAATAGTTCCAGCAGCAGTAGAACGGAACAAACTTGAAATGCGGCTAGGATAATATCGGTATTCTGCCCAGCGTTCTTGATAGCCAAATACATTATTATCCCCAGAACCACCTGTAACATATATTTCCTTATTAAGTACGGCTTGTTCGCCTAAGGTTGCAAATGCTGGGAAGTAGAAATCGTATCGTGTTGATCGACTCCACATACGCTGCAGTCCCTGCTGGTATGTAAGATCGGCACGTACAGATACTAATCCAAGAATGACACCATGTTCAGTAGCTGAGTAAGTAAAGCCATGATTATGAGCCAAGGCAGTACCCATAGCAGCAAGTGTGCCCATAGGGGTAGTAGTTCCACTAGCATTAGTACCCGACGTCTGAGCGATCGGATTAATATTAATATTGGTTGATCCACCCCCGATGTACTCGGGACGCTGTAAGCGAGCATCAGGAGAAACAACACCAAAATGTGAGCGTATAATTTCAGTATAACGAGTACCGCCACGGGCATCCCTTTCAAGAAGTTTTTGAATCTGAAATGATTGACGTAATTGATTAATTGTTGCTGATGTTGCAGTACTTAAGTCAGCATATAAATTATGCGTTGCAACAGTTGTAGAACCCATACGAATATTACCGCCAGTACCAGTTATATTTGCGTATAGATTTTTTTGTGCGCCAAGTACAGTTGAATAAACTGAAGTATCGTCGCCTGCAATGCCATCAAAAGCTACTAATGCTTTTGAACCTAATGGCAGCGTTACAGATGCTCCTTTTTGAGGCCATGGAAGGGCAGAAGTAAAGTAATCTTTTCGTTTTCCACGTCGTAATAAAGTGTAATTAGCAACAGTATCAGGGCCATCACCAGTATCAACGGTAACAGAATTTTGGAGGTTTTCATCTCTAAACCATTCGTTATAGATTAAGTTGTAAGCACGTGGCCAGAATGCACAGTGACTTACAGTATTGCCGGCAGTTACCTGACCGGCAGTAGGCAATCCCATGTAATCTTGTAAAGATCCTATAGCGTATCCACCTGATGGTGATACTTGTTGGGGTACAACATAAGAAATCGAATCACTTGGATTCGCTTGTTGACCCATAAATTTTTGCCAATTGCTCCAAATAAGCCTATTTGGAACAAAGAAAAAGAATGAATCTAAGTGCATATTATCCATAATTGGATAAAGGGGAGTTGCTAGACGGGCAAATGCCGTCATATTTAGGCGAAATGTATCGCCTGGGAGCATTTCATCTACGTACACTGGTACGAGATATCCAGCATCGAAAGTTGTTTTATGTGTAGATTGACAATCAAAGCTAGACCGTGGAATGTCTGCTTTTGGAATCATTGTAAATTGGTGTACATCTACCGATTGATTACGATGCATTTTTTTAAGCTCCCTAGTATATTCCGACCCAAAGATACATCCTTTGAGTCGGTTTAATTTAAATCACTCTTTAGGTATTTTGACCTGTTTCCCTAAAGATAGCAGTTTTGGTTGTTCGTGTAAAGCAAACAACCCAGTATTATCATCAAATTCGCCAAGCTCATATAAATCAAAGTCATCTGGGTGATTAAATAGTTGGTTATCGGTATCTGACCGATTAACCTCGTCGCTAAAGCTCCTTATTGCGACACCAACAGACGGAACAAACATTGGACGACCATAAGCATCAGCTGCACGGTCTTTTACAGAACATAGTACTAATTTCATGAGGAATATCCTTA